AATGCTGGAATGAACAAAGGCGTCAGCATCAGCATGCAATCGCTTAACGAGATGACTTTAGATCAGATTAAAAGAAAAAATATAAAAATGAAATTCTTTAAAGATCTGCAGAAAAAGTATGTAGCAAATGGCTTGGTTACATATACAGAGCTAATTCTACCGCTTCCAGGAGAAACTTATGGCTCATTTGTTGGTGGAATAGATAATCTTTTAGACAGCTCTCAGCATTCTGGAATTGTCATGTATAACTGCTCCATAATGCCAAACGCAGAAATGGGAGAAGAAGAATATCAAAAGAAGTATGGTTTAGATTTAGTTACTATTCCAATATTTCAAGCTCACTCTAATAGAAAAGATGAGGAAGAAGTAATTGAAACTGAAATTATATCAGTTGGTACAAATACAATGGATAGAGAGTCGTATAAAAAGACGTATAAGTTTGCGTGGGCTATCCAAAGTATGCATTTGTTGGGCCTTCTTCAAATTATTGCTATTACATTTCGCTATCACTTTGGAGTTACCTATGGAGATTTCTATAAAAATCTAATTTCTTATGGAGAAGCAAATCCAGAATCTATTTTTGGAAAAGAGCTAAAGATAGTAGATAAACTAATAGAAGGAATATTCAATGGAGCAGGTTTTGATCAATATGTACCTGAGTTCGAAGATGTATCTTGGCCTGCAGAAGAAGCATCTTATTTAAGAATATCAGAAGATTTAGAAAAATTTTACGAAGAAATAAGCTTGCATATCAAAGATCAGTATGATTTTTCTAAAAATGAAAGCTTGGTAGAAGAAATCATTTCATATCAAAAAATAAGATTAGTAAACTTTAAGCCAATTAAACAAAATCGTTTAGAAATGTCTTATAATATTCACGAATTTTTTGAAGATGCTAGGGCTGGAAATATAGCTGATATTAATGAAGAAGATTGTGTGGTTACAATAGATAAACCAAGATCAATTTATGATAAGAAGATGTTTTCTAGAGATATTGTTTGGTATGGAAGAAAAGGCGGTAAATTCTTTCATGATATAACTGTACAGAGTTCGGAGACTATTAATGGTTAACTTGGTAGAAGATACAATAGATCGTAATGATATATTACGATTAATAGAATGGCTGGAAACGTTTCCTCGTTTAACTAAAGGTCCTGTTACTGTTGATTTTGAAAAGAAGTGGGCAAATTATATTGGAGTAGAAGAATCTGTCTTCGTTAATTCTGGCTCATCAGCAAATTTAGTTATGCTCCAAGTTTTAATTGAAACTGGAAAGATAAAAAAGGGAGACACAGTAGTTGTTCCAGCCTTAGCTTGGGCTACTGATTTTTCGCCAGTTGTTCAGCTTGGATTAAACCCAGTGCTTTGCGATTGCAACTTAGAAGATTTATCTATAGATTTATCTCATTTTGAAAAAATTTGTAAGTCTCATGATGTAGCTGCTATTATGTTTGTTTCAATATTAGGGCTAGTTCCTGACATGGACAAACTTTTAAAAATTTGCTGTAAATATGAAGTAATTCTTTTGGAAGATACATGTGAGTCTTTTGGCTCTAAATTTAAAGGCCGCAATCTTGGCACTTTTGGCTTAATGTCGTCATTCTCAACTTATTTTGGTCACCATCTCTCTACTATCGAGGGCGGTATAATCTGTACAAATAACAAGGAATTGGCTGATGCTGCTAGGTGTATTAGAAATCATGGATGGGATAGAGATTTTAGCGAAGATAAAAAGCTGAAATTAAGAGAAGAGTGGGGCCTCAGTGAGTTTGATTCTCTTTATACGTTTTATATGCATGGCTTCAATGTTCGATCTACAGATCTTCAAGCGTTTATAGGCTTAGGCCAAATAGACAAAGGGGATGAAGTTAGTCGTAAAAGAGAAATAAACTTTCAAAAGTACCAAAAGCAAATACATAACCCATACTGGAAACCAAAAGATTATTCTGATAGATTTGTTTCAAATTTTGCTTATCCTATAATTCATCCGGAAAGAGACAAGATAGTAAAAAATTTAATGGAAGAAAAAGTAGAAGTCAGGCCGATGATATGTCGATCAATAGGCGTTCAACCTTTTTATGTAAGAGACTTCGGTAGACTATCACTAAAGAATGCTGATATTATTGATAGATTTGGAATGTATATCCCTAACCACCCTGGTTTAAAGAGCATAGAAATAAGGGCTATAAGCTCAATAATAAATGAAGCAATAAGGGCGCAAAAATGAAAATATTGATAACCGGTGGCACTGGAATGGTTGGCTCTGCGTTTAGATATATTGCTAGTGAATATTCTAGTTACAAGTTTGTTTTAGTTGGTTCTAGTGATTATGATCTTACCATTGTAGAAGAGTGTAATGCTATGATCTCTGATCATCGACCAGATGCTATAATTCATCTCGCCGCAAGAGTTGGTGGAGTAAAAGGAAATAGCGATTTTGTGGCAGATTTTTATTCAGATAATATTAAAATGAATACCAATATTTTAGATTCAGCCCATAAGTTTAGAATTAAAAAGGTTTTATCTCTTTTGTCTACTTGTGTATATCCGGATAAAGCAGTTTATCCTTTAACTGAAGATCAGATTCATTCCGGTCCGCCTCACGTTAGTAATTTTGGTTATGCTTACGCTAAAAGAATGCTTGATGTACATTCTAAAGCTTTAAGAAAGCAATACGGGTGTAATTTTATCTGTGCAATCCCCAACAATATTTACGGGCCAAGAGACAATTTTGATTTAGACTGCGGGCATGTAGTCCCAGCTATAATTAGAAAAGTATGGGAAGCTAAATTAAATGGCGGTGAGCCAACATTCTGGGGAGACGGAAAGCCGCTTAGAGAGTTCACATATTCAAGAGACATTGCAAAAGCTTTGATTTTTTTATTAGAAAATTACGAAGGCTCTGAGCCAATTAATATTGGTAACATGGAAGAGATGAGCATACATTCTGCGGTTAATAAAATTTGCAAAAAATTAAAATATGATGGCCAAATTATTTGGGATACTGATAAACCATCAGGTCAATTTAAAAAACCGTCTTTGAATAATAACTTTATCAAAATAGGATGGAGAAATTCTAATTACACATCTTTTAATGATGGAATAAATCAAACTTGTGATTGGTTTTTAGAAAATTATCCAATGAATATCAGGGGTATATAAATTGAAACCTTCAATATGGTCAAAAAAAGTAGCTTTAATAACTGGAATTACCGGCCAAGATGGTTCATATTTGGCTGATTTTCTTTTGTCTAAAGGGTATTTTGTAGTAGGTATAAAAAGAAGAACCTCTGTTATTAGTACAGCCAGGATAGATCATTTATATGAAAATCCAGATTTTGTTTTAAGATACGGAAGTCTACAAGATACGTCCAGCATGTATCGCCTTCTTGACGAGTATAAACCAGACGAAATCTATAATTTGGCCGCGCAGTCTCATGTTAGAGTTTCTTTTGAAAACCCAACCGAAACTGCCGATACAGTAGCCATGGGAACACTAAGGTTTTTAGAAGCAGTAAGATTTGTTTGTCCAGAGGCAAAATTCTACCAAGCGTCTAGTTCTGAAATGTATGGAGATAATCCAGAGGTTCCACAGAATGAAGAAACCAGAATGACTCCTGCATCTCCCTATGCGTGTGCAAAATTATTTTCTCATAACCTAATAAGAAATTATCGCCTTGGGTATGATATGTTTGCTTGCTCTGGAATTCTATTTAACCACGAATCCCCCCGCCGCGGAGAAACATTTGTTACTAGAAAAATAACGATGGCTGCTGCCAGAATTAAGTTAGGCCTACAAGATAAACTCTATTTAGGTAACTTGGATGCTAAAAGAGACTGGGGATTTGCGGGAGATTATGTAGAGGCGATGTGGCTAATGCTTCAACAAGATTCGCCAGAAGATTATGTAATTGCCACTGGAAAAACACACACAGTAAAAGAGTGGCTAGATACTGTTTTTAAATATGCAAAACTAGATCCGGATAAGCATGTTGAGATTGATGAAAGATTTTTCCGGCCCCACGAGGTTCCGCATCTTTTAGGAAATCCAGCTAAGGCTAAAAAAGCTTTAGGGTGGAGCCCGAAAACAAATTTTAAAAAATTAGCAAAAATGATGTATGAATCAGATTTAGAATCACTAAAAGATTGATTCTAGAATCTATACATTATGCCTTTTTAAGATAAAATTTTATTATGTTTCCAACACAAAAACCGCACGTTTCGTACTCAGAAGTAAGAACTTGGAAGGAGTGTCCATTTAGGCACAAGCTTTCATATATTGAAAAAATTGATATGGGAGAACCTTCTCCTTATTTAGATTATGGAACGCTTGTTCACGAACAGGCAGAAAGCTATCTTAATAATCGTACCATGAATCTAGATGATTTGGAGCAGAAGCTTAGAGAGGCTTGGGTTGAACATGGATTCGATTCTGAAGAATACATTCAAAAACAGGCTGATTACCGCGCGTCTCAAGGCTGGAAGCCAAAACCTCACCATTATATTGACGAGTGGATAAGCTGGGCAAAAACCTGTTTGGAAGATTTACCATCTTTTATGGATGAGACATTCCCTAATTGGGAAACGGTATCGGCCGAAGAGATGCTTTACGAGGACATTCCGGGCCACGACATTAAGTTTAAAGGTTTTATTGATGGACTAATCAAATGCGATGGTCCGGGAAATCGTAGGGTGTTCTGGGTAATTGACTGGAAAACCGCGCCTCCAAGAGGCTGGATGAGAGATAAAAGAAGAGACTTCAATACCCAAGCTCAAATAGCTCTTTATAAATCATTTTGGAGAGCAAAAAACGACCTACCTTCAAAAGATGTGAAATGCGGTTTTGTTTTGTTAAAGAGAGAGGCAAAGCCTGGCAAGTCCTGTGAGCTTGTTGGAGTATCCGCTGGCCCAACCGTAGAAGATAAAGCTAGAAAAATGGTTAGCAGCATGATCACAGGAGTAAAGAGAGGGATGTTCCTAAAGAATAGAAATTCTTGTTTATTTTGTGAGTATAAAGATACAGATCACTGTCCATAGAATAAATTCTTTATTATAATTCGGGCAAGCATTTTATGCTTGCCCATTTTTTTTTATGATAGTTCCATCGGGACAAAGGGAATTTTATGCAAAAAAAGAAAATATTAATGTTGTCAGATCACGCATTGAGTACTTCCGGCGTAGGGTGCCAAAGCCGGCACCTTATTAATGGGCTGCTAGCTAAGGGCGAATGGACAGTAAGACAGTTCGGAGCTGCGCTCAAACATGATAACATGGATATAGTGATGGTTAATGACGATTTTATCATTAAGCCAGTAGAGGGTTTTGGAACTAAGGAGCTTCTTAGACAGACTTTAGCCATTGAAAAACCTGACGTGCTTTTTATTTTCACGGACCCACGATTTTTTGTCTGGCTTTTTGAAATGGAAGATGAAATACATCAAATATGTCCAATAGTGTGGTGGCATGTTTGGGACAATCATCCTTATCCAGATTTTAACGATCCATTTTATGAAGCCACTGATACAATAAATTGCCACTCTCATATGACTTATGAGCTTTTAAAAGAAAGACACCCAGATAAAACTAATTTTATTCCCCACTCGCTTCCCGAAGATCTTCATTTTCCGATAGAAAATAAAAATGAAGTGAAAAGATTAAAAGCTCAAATTATTGGAGAAGATAGAAAAGATCATTTTGTTTTATTTTGGATCAACAGAAACGCTAGAAGAAAACGGCCAGGCGATTTATTATGGGCTTGGAAATTATTTGTTGATGAAGTTAAAGAAAAATACGGTAAATCTGATGTTTCTTTAATGATGCACACTGACCCTAGAGATATGGAAGGTCCAAATTTATTTTCTGTAGCAGAAAATTTTGGCATAAAAGATTCTGTAGTTTTTTCTACTGATAGAATTTCTTTTGAGCAGATTAATATTCTTCATAACATAAGCGATTGCTGCATTAATATATCTTATGCAGAGGGCTTCGGTTTAGCGACTTTAGAATCTATGCAGATTGGAAATCCAATTATAGCTACTAAAACTGGTGGTCTTACTAGACAGGTAGTCGACCATAGAGACGGCTCTGAAAACGGAGTAGCTTTAGATGTCATAAATAAGACGCTAGTAGGATCCCAGGGGGTTCCATTTATTTATGAAGATTATGCTTCAGTTGAAGATATGAAAAATGCTATTATGAAAATATACGAAATGGATCCAGAAGATAGAGAAAAATTAGGACAAAAATCTAGAGATTATGCTTTATCAGAGTTTGGATATCAAACTACAGTAGATTTATGGCACGACTCTTTAAAAGATACCATAGAAAACTGGAAAGAAAAGCATCAAAAATGGGTTTGTAGGGAGCTATAAATGAGAAGCGTTTTAATAAGAGGTCCACTGTTGAGTATTTCCGGATATGGCACACACACTCGACAGCTATATAAATGGTTAGAGAATTATAATTGTAAGATCACCACACAAATATTACCATGGGGAATTACGCCGTGGTATATTAATAGCGAAATAGACAACGGGCTGGTCGGAAGAATCATGTCAAATTCTTCTCCTCCAGAACAGCCGCCTGAAGTATCATTTCAACTTCAGCTGCCAAATGAATGGGATCCATCACTGGCTAAATTCAATGTCGGAATTTCTGCATTTGTAGAAACTGATACCTGCAACCCAGAGTGGCTTAACTGCTGTAATAGAATGAATCATGTAATAGTTCCATCAGAGCATATTAAAAATACCATTAAAAACACAGGCGTTGTCACTACTCCTATCACAGTAATTCCAGAAGCTTTTTATGATGAATTATTAAAAGAAGAGCCGAACATAGACGTAGATCTTAATTTAAGCACTGATTTTAATTTTTTAATGTTCGGTCAAATAACAGGTACGGATCCATATAATGATAGAAAAAATACTTTTTTTAGTATTAAGTGGCTATGCGAAGAGTTTGCTGGAGATCCAGACGTTGGTATAGTTTTAAAAACAAACCATGGAACCAATACCACTATTGACAGAAAAATTGTAACCAATCAAATGAATGCTTTATTAAACGAAGTTAGGATTGGCCCTTATCCAAAGTTTTATCTTCTCCACGGCATGATGACGCCAGACGAAATGTATTCAGTTTATCATAATCCAAAAATAAAAGGCTTAGTAGCTCCAACTAGAGGAGAGGGCTTCGGTTTGCCACTCTTAGAAGCATCAGTTGCTAGATTGCCGGTTTTAGCCACTAACTGGTCAGCGCATAAAGATTTTCTAAACCAAGGAAATTGGGTTAAGTTTGAGTATGATTTAAAAGAAATTCCCGACTCTAAGAAAGATGGCCAAATATTTGTCCCAGGAAGCAAATGGGCAGAAGTCAGGGAGCAAGATTTTAAAAGAAAAGTTTCTAAATTTAGAAAACAATCAGAAAAACCAAAAGAGTGGGCTATGGATTTACGCGAAAAACTAATAGAAACACACTCGCAAGAAGCAATTTCTCGTCAATATCACAAAGTGTTCGGAGAGTTACTTCAGTGACAATTTTAGAGATCGGCCTTATGATTTCATTGCTAGTTACCCTTATTCTCTTAGGGGTTTCGATATATTTCAATGTTAAGCATGGTCTATTAATTTTAAAATTTATTGACGGGATTGAAGAAACTCTAGACATGCTAGATAAAAAATACACTAGCATGTCTGAAATATTAGAGATACCTCTATTTTACGATAGTCCACAAATTAGAGGAGTTTTAGATGATATTAAAGACTGCAGAGATTCTATATTGATAGCGGCAAATCAGCTAGGCAGAATTGAAGAATTTACAGTAGAAGATACGGAATGAAATAGAGGTTTAAATTGGCAATTAAAAAAAGAAGAAGAATTAGAAGAGCGAAAGGCTCTGCTCCTAGAAAGCTGTATTTTGATGAGAATACTCAACAAGCTATAGTAGATTTTCAATCAGAAGATGCAGCGTCCGAGAGAGAAAAAATATATGAAATTAGAATATTACCATCTTTTGAAAAGTTGGTAGAAAATCTAATTTTAATTTATGGATTTGCAAAGGGTGGAGAATCATTTGACGTTTTGAAAAATGACTGTGTAACATTTCTTTATGAAACACTTTATAAGTTTGATAACTCTAAAGGGACAAAAGCTTTTTCATATTTTAATGTAGTTGCTAAAAATTGGCTAGTTTTAAACTCTAGAAGAAAAAGACGAATAACTCATAATCACATAAGTTTAGCTAACCAAGATAGATTTTCTGCAAGAGATAAAGATTTAATAGCAAACTATCAAATAGCTCAAGCCCCAGATGAATTGATGATTAGCCAAGAATTTCGTGGCGAAATTATGAAAACTTTAGAGCATATTAGAAATAAGGTAAAATCTAGTGGGAAGAGTAAAAATGATATAGCTTGTGTGGAAGCAATAGTTACTGTGTTTGAGCAAGTTGATCAGCTTGATTTTCTTAATAAGCGCGCAATATTCGTTTATGTTAGAAATATATCAGGTTTAAACTCTAAGCAATTATCTGCATCAATGTCTTCAATTAGGAAACTATATAGAGAATATAAGCAAACTAATAAAGATTTATTCTAGGAGGCACAATGGACCAAGAAGAGCTTTTAAACAGAATTAAAAATAAAGAAGACAAAATAAAAGAGTTTGGAGATATTTTAGACTCTATTGAGAATACCGGCGATAAGAAAAAAATGCTCTGGAAGGAGATTTATGAAAACGCGGTGTCAGACCGTGAAAATGCATATATCTTGTTTCATGAAGCGTATTCTAATATGATGAAAAGCGCAGCTGAGCATATTACAGTTGGGCCTATTTTAAACAAATATCTAGAAAGAATGAATAAAGCAAATGACCAGCTTATTAAGCTGTCTGAGTTAATTTCAAAAGCAGAAGAACAAGCAACAAAAATAGATCCAGAAGATATATTCTCTCAAATTAAGGAGAGTTAAAATGTCAGACTCTAGGAATTCTTCTACTCCTCTATCTTCAGCCTCCGGCGGCGACGAAGGCGGCGGCGGCGGTGGTGGCGGCGGCGGTAAGATATTTTACCGAGCTGTAATAGCAGAGGTTTTTAATGATCCAGTTATCTATAATGATGAATTTTTAGCAGGCTTAATGGAATCAAAGTCAGTTATAAACAAAGATTACATTATTGGAGCTCCAAGAAACTCTTGCTTAGTTAGAATAATTTCATCCGGAATGGATAAAGAGGGCGCTTTATATTTGGCTTATCCTTTTTTCCCTCCGCACTTATGCATGCCAGCGTCGCCCGGAGAACAGGTTTGGGTGATGTCAGAAGATCCACAAAAAGTTAGTGATGTTCCGTTTTGGATAGCTAGAATACCTGAAAATCTGCAAGTAGATGGAGTTAATTTTACTCATGGAGATAGAAAGCTTGGAAGTTCCAGCGCGCTTTCTACCTCTGAAGAAGATGAGTCTAATGACGAAGAAGAAGAAAATCCAGAGCCAGGATTTCCTAATGGTGACGGAACCCCCAAAGGCTTTGCGCTAAGAAAATCTAAAAAAGATGACGGAAGTTTTGATGAACTAGAGCCAGAAGAAGCAAAAACTCAGATATTAGTATATGATGGATTTAGTGATGAAGAAGATGCTAATGCGTATGATGTTCTAGTAAATGGTTCTATATCCAATTTAGACTTCCGCCCAGAGCCTGTTCCAAGATTGTGTAAGCGTCCTGGCGATTTGGTTATGCAGGGAAAAAATAACGCTACGATTATTTTAGGTGAGGACAGAGGGTGGAAAGATTCTGAAGATCCATTTTCTGCAGAAGATAGCAATGTTATTAAATCTGAAGATGATCGCAAGAGAGGTCTTCAGGGAACAATAGACATCGTCACCGGCCGCGGCAGAATTTTTGATGTTGAAACTTTTGAAGCTGGAGATTTTTCCACCAATAAAGATCAAAAATCAGTAGATGCTGGAGGAAACCCGCAAAAGCCCGATGCAGGCGGTGATCGCGATGATCCAAGGCCGCTATCTCCAACTAGTCCACTAAGCATTAAAAACGCAAGAGAGAATTTAGAAACCGATAAAGAGCCATCTAAAAATAACCTGCAGTATCAAAACCCAGTAGAGGGAGATCCTGATTTCGTAAGGGATTCTTCTAGAATCTACACCTCAATGAACACTTCAGCCGATGATAATTTTGGTCTTATGGCAGAGAGAGCGCAAGATGATTACGGTGCCCAGTTTCCACAGACGATTCCAGCCATAGAGTACCTTGATTCTACTGACGGCGCCGGCGATACAGGGTTTACGCCAGAAGATGTAGAGGCTGTTCAAAACTCTCCTTATATTGTTATGAAGTCTGATGAAATTAGAATAATTGCAAGATCCGATAAAGAGCACGATATTAGGGGAAGTATAAAGATATTAAAGGAAGGCTATCCAGATCCTGCTGACGACGACTCTGAAGTTCAAAATAAAGATGGGGACGCTCTTAATGGTAGAGCTTGTATTATGCTGCAGCCAGACGGCACAATAGTAATAGATGGCCCAAAAATTGTTATAGGGTCTGGTGCTTATGTAGATAATCCAGACGCTGAAGGTGACGGCCGGCAGGTTATAATGGGCTATGAAGCTACTGAGCCCATGGTTTTAGCAAATCAACTTGAACAGCTTCTTACAAGGATTTTAGATACTATAGATGCACTTTCGACTGATGTAAGCACTCATATCCACGCAACCGGTGCCGGCCCATCAGGTCCACCGAATCCGCCAGAAGTTAATGCGTTTGCAGATTCTGCTGGGTCTTCCGGTTATGATACAGATACTTTGAGAGACGATCTTATTCTTATGAAAAGCAAAATGGGGAAACTTTTATAATGTCATTAGATGATAGCGGGCTAAAGAGCGATATTGAAGATGTGTTAGACCATCATGCGGCAGATGAATCTGATAGTCCAGATTCTACTGACGATTTTGCAGCCAGTTTAACAGATGCCATTATAACATATTTAGGCGATGTGGTGATAGACTATCCACCCGCACCAGGGTTACAGCCATCTGCACCATCACCAATTCCAGATCCTTCTTTCTCAAGCGGCGACGCTACTCCAATAGTCCCGCCAGACTCAATGGCTAGCGCGCTAGAGGCTGGAATCAAGGCAAGTATTGCTGCTAGCAACCCAGACTCTGCTAGTGCATCTAACTGGGCACCTGCTGATGCCGCATATGCTGCTGTTTTAGTAGCAATCGGAGCTGCTTGGCAGACAAATGATGGGTATATATCAACTGGCGCTACAGTTGCAGCACAACTGGTGGGTTTTGATGACGCTTGGGCCGTGGGAATGGACGACGGCTCCGTGTCTGATGTGGCACAAGAGCTTGCAGATAGAATTCATAGTGCCACCACGGCTGCTATGTTCACTGGAGCTTATTTAAAAGGCGGGTTTATAGGTCCGGCGCCTCATGTATCTGCATTGTCATAATATGCATAGGAAATTTCCTATGGAAATAATTAATTAGTGAACCCACATCTTATCTGGAGTTAAAATGGCAAATCAAAAAACATATAGCTTTAGCTCGGTGGGCGAAACTCTAGATGAATATCGCCAAACTAATAGAATAGATGAAATGATCGGTGGCCTATCACCTGTAGGAATTAAAACGCCCGTAGAGCTAGGAACTGATACTGACGGTTTGTTAGTTATGCATTATAAAATTGCTGATACTATAAAAGACAATTTAAGAAATCTTCTACTTACTAATCACGGAGAGAGACTAGGACAATATGACTTCGGTGCAAACCTCCAAGAGCTTACTATGGAGCTTGGAACTGGAAAGTTTGATACAGAGGCTATGCTAAGAATCACCGCTGCAGTAGAAAAATATATGCCATTTGTCACCTTGGGTGATTTCGAATCTCTTTCTGAAAAAGGTGATTCAGGCGGCCTAACTAGAGCTGGCGTTAAGGTGACGTACAGTGTACCTTTAGCAAAATTAACCAACCAAGCTATAGAATTAATTCTATATACCGCAGGATAAAAAATGGCAGATACTAAATCAACTAAAGATGTAGCAAAGATGGACGGGAAATCTTATTTAAATAAAGATTTTTCTGGTTTTAAAAATGATTTGCTCCGTTTCGCTAAAAATTATTTTTCTGATAATATAAAAGACTTTAACGAAGCATCTTTAGGCGGTATGTTTTTAGAGTTGGCGGCGTACGTTGGTGATTCTATGACCTATTATTTAGATCACCAATTTAACGAATTGAGCCCTACTACTGCTATTGAAACTAGAAATGTTTTAATGCATGCTAAAAATGCTGGTGTGAAAGCTTATGGAGCTGCTCCAGCCACCGTTTTAGTAACATGGTATATTAAGGTGCCAGCAACGCAAGATTCAAAAGGAAATTTTATTCCAGATAAAACGTGTCTTCCTTTATTAAAAGAAGATGGTATTACAATTTCGTCAGCAAACGGCACTAAGTTTACTCTTGCGGAAGATTTAGATTTTTCGGAAACTAATACTTACGGTATTTATAAAGCAACTTATAGCGTCTCCGAAAATAATACTGATGGCACTCCTGCTAAATATATTATGAAAAGAGAGGTGCTTTGCATTTCTGGTGAAGTGAAAACGGAAAGTTTTGAGATTGCGAATGTTAATAAACCGTTTAGAAAGCTAATATTGAGTAAGCAAGATGTAAGCGAAGTAATATCTGTAAGGGATAGCAAAAAGAATGAATACTATCTTGTTGATTCTCTCACACAAGATGTGGTATTTCAAAAAATTAGAAACGTAGATAAAGATGGAGATTTAGTAAATGCCAACTTGGAAATAATTCCAGCACCCCGTAGATTTGTTGGTTCTACTGATTTTAGAACCAGAAAGTATACGGTTCAATTTGGCTCTGGAGATGCTGATTCTTTAGATGATGATATAATTCCAGACCCTAGTGAATTAGCGCTACCGCTGTATGGTAAAAAGCAGTTTACTAAGTTCTCCATAGACCCTAACTCTATGTTAAAAACCAAAACTCTTGGAATAGCTCCAAAAAACACTGTTATCACAATTCAATATAGGGCTGGAGGCGGAATATCTCACAATGTAGAAGCCGGCTCTATAAGAACAATAGATACGATGGCAATTAAATTTCCATGGGGAGCTACAACCGAAAATGCTAATGCTGTAATAGCTTCCTTAGATGTAAAAAATCTAGCAAAGGCAGCCGGAGGTGCCGCGGCACCGTCTATTGATGATATGAGAGCGCAAATATCCACTGCAAGAAACTATCAACAGAGAATGGTTACTCAGCAAGATTTAATAGCTAGAATTCATAGCTTGCCAGCAAATTTTGGTAGAGTTTATAGGGCTGGAGTTGCAAAAAGTAAAGAGAACCCACTAGCT